ACTGCATGGTGGCAGAGAAGCAAGAGATAACAGAGCCAGCACAGCTTGCATTTGCGTAGATGAACCCAATTGAGTTCTGGGCCGTGGTGAACAAGGTGCAGACGCTGGCAGATGGGGGGATTCGCGTTTCCCTCGATCTGCCCGAGCAGTTCGTGGTTCAGATGGCGGAGTTGGCGGCGTGCAAGATTCATGGGCAAGTCCTTGACGTGTCTTTGACAGAACATGGACCAGACAGTGACGGAGACAGCGGAAAAGGTAAGAAATTGCACATCTGAAGCGCTGGAACAGACCCTGGGCGAGCTGACTACCGACCAGATACGTTTTGCTGTTGCGCGTCAGGAATGTGCAACGGACAAGGAAGCGGCTGAGGCGGTGGGCATCAGCGTGCGCACTGTCTATAACTGGCCCGATGTCGTCAAAGAGGCTGTGCGCCTAATGGCCTTTGATGGCTTGGTGGTAGCAGCACACGTGCGGCGGCGCAATCTCGCCAAGGCAATGCAAGTCAAGGTCGCGGGCCTTGATGATGAAGATGCTGGCCTGCGGCAGCGCGTAGCGACCGAGATCATAGATTGGGAGATGGGCAAGCCGACCCAGCACCAGGAGGTCAGCGGCCCCAAGGGTGGGCCGATAGAGACAAGCGATGTTGGACTGTCAGATAGCGACCGTGCAGAGCGAATACTTGCAATTCTTGACGCCGCAAGAGCGCGGGGAGATAGACCGCCTTCTGGCGGGGATGGTTGATCCATTCTCGGACTGGTTGCAAGCCGTCACGCCGCGCTTCCAGTGGGACTGGCGACACCTACGCCTGACCCGAGAGTACCTTGACAAAGTAACGAGCGGGCAACTCGACCGCCTGATGATCTTCGAGCCGCCCCGCCACGGCAAGAGCGAGATGGTCACGGTGCGCTATCCCGTGTGGCGCCTGGAGCGCGACCCAGAAATGCGCATCATCATCGGGGCCTACAGCCAGACGCTCGCCAATCGCTTCAGCCGCAAGTCGCGCCGCATTGCCCGCGAACGGTTCACGCTCAACGATGAGCGTGCTGCAGCGGAGGAGTGGGGCACAGCAGAGGGCGGCGGCTTTCGCGCTGTAGGTGTTGGTGCGGGCGTGACCGGGATGGGCGGCCACCTGATCGTCATCGATGACCCGGTGAAGAACCGCGAGGAAGCTAACAGCGAGGCGTACCGGGAGCGCTGTTGGAGCTGGTACACGGACGACCTGTATACCCGCTTGGAGCCGGGCGGGGCCATCATCTTGATCATGACCCGCTGGCACGAGGACGACTTGGCAGGGCGCATCTTGGCCAGCGAGGAAGCGGACGACTGGACGGTGATCAGCCTGCCGGCATTGGCAGAAGAGGATGACCTACTGGAGCGGGCACCAGGCGAGGCGCTGTGTCCAGAACGATACGACCTTGAGGCCCTGGGGCGCATCCGGCAGACGCTGGGCAATTCATTCTATGCGCTCTACCAACAGCGACCACAGCCGTTAGAGGGTGGCATGTTCAAGGAAGGCTGGTTCGTGGTTGTGGAAGCCGTGCCGTGGATCATGCCGAAGGTGGTGCGGTACTGGGACAAGGCCGGTACAGCGGATGGTGGCTCCTATACCGCTGGCGTTCTAATGGGTCGTGCGGGGGGCTTGTTCTACGTGCTTGATGTGGTGCGTGGGCAGTGGACGGCAGGCACGCGAGAGCAGCAGATCAAGAATGCGGCATACATGGACCGCCAGCGGTGGGGGGACAGCTACGAGGTATGGGTTGAGCAGGAACCAGGCAGCGGGGGCAAGGAAAGCGCAGAGAACACGATCCGCAATCTGGCCGGCTTTACGGTTCACGCAGACAGGCCCACGGGCGACAAGGCGCTGCGCGCTGAGCCCTATGCTGCTCAGATGGAGGCGGGGAACGTGCGGATCTTGAGTGCCGATTGGACCGCTGCATATCGGAATGAGCTGACATCGTTCCCAACAGGGATGTTTGCCGACCAAGTAGACGCCAGTTCGGGGGCATTTGCCAAGCTGACGCGCCGCAAGAGGCCCAAGGCGAAGCTGGTGCCGTATGCCTGAGTCAAACGCCGACATCATCCGCGAGACGTTCCTGGCTTGGCTGGCGACAGAGGATAGTGATCGGCAGAGCCGCTATGTCACTTACCGCGAATACTACGACGGTGACCACGACACGCAGCTCACCGCCCGCATGCGCAAGTTCTTGCAGCTCAAGACGGGTGAGGAGTTCAACAGCAACTATTGTCCTATCGTCGTAGATGCGCTGGCGGAACGGCTGCGGGTAACGGGCTTCGATTGCGGCGACGATGAAGAGCTGGCAGAGCAGCTATGGGACTGGTGGGTGGCTAACCGGGGTGACGCGCTGCAGGGCATCGCACACACAGCAGCCGGACGCGACGGCGACACCTACGTGCTGGTGGACTGGAACGAGGACGATGCCATTCCCCGCCTCCGGCACCAAGCGGCTTACGACGGCACGGAAGGTATCAAGGTCCACTACAATCGCGAGACGCGCGAGATCGCCTTTGCCAGCAAGCGGTGGCGGATAGAGAGCGAGAATCCAGGGCAGGCCGGCAAGGTGCGGCGGCTGAATCTGTATTATCCCAATCGCATTGAAAAGTACATCAGCAACCAGGATGCATTCGAGGGCGCATGGCTGAAGTATGCCGAGAGTGAGAGCGCGTGGCCTATCCCGTGGGAGAACAAGGCCGGCGAGCCGTTGGGCGTACCTATTATCCACTTCAAGAACGCCGACCAGGGCTATGACTTCGGGCAGTCGGAACTCAAGAAGGTCATCCCGCTGCAGAACGCGCTCAACAAGTCCATCATCGACCTACTGGCGATTTCGGATCTGCAGGGCTTTCCCATTCCCTGGATCATCGGTGCCGACGCAAATGGGCTATCGCTTGCCCCTGGCTCGTGGGTGGCGGTAGAAGATGCCGGCGTAGACTCACCAGTGTCTATCGGCCAGCTCGAGGCCGCCGACCTCACGGGCGTGATCGAGCTGAAGGATAGCTTTGTCACCGAGATCGCCCGGGTGTCGCGCACGCCGCTATCCTACTTCCAGAGCAGCGGCCAGCGACCCGCCGAGGGGACACTGAAGCAGGAGGAGGTGGGCCTGGTGGCCCGCGCTGAGGACCGCCAGGTGGGATTCGGCAACGCCTGGGAGGACTGCCTGCGCCTGGGCATCCGGCTCTATAACACCTTTGGCGAGGGCGGGCTGGACGAGGACGCCACTATTAGCACGCAGTGGGACGACCCGCAGACGCGCAATGAGAAGGAGCACCTTGAGACACTGACCATGAAGGCCAAGCTCGACGTGCCGCATGAGACGCTGTGGGCCGAGATGGGCTACGACGCCGACCAGATTGCAGAGATGAAGGCACAGCGCGGCGAGGAGATGGAGGAGCAGAGTAACATCGGCGGGGAGCTGCTGCGGGCATTCGAGGGTGGCGGGTTTGGGGGCGAGCAGCAGGGGGGACAGGAAGAACAGGCACAGGGCAACACGCAAAGGAGGGCGTGATGGAAGAGTTGAATGTAGTAACGTTGGGGATGAGGACAGCGGTAACTAATTTCGGCAGTGCTGTTCGTGAATCGTTCTTGCCTGCATTCCAAGCATTTAGCGACTCACTGAATCGCTGGTACTGGGAAGTTGTTGTGCCAGCAATGCGGGAGGCATTACATGAGAGGCTTCGGGGCTGGCATGTTCCGGATTGGTTGGTGAGACCAATAGTGGAGCATATTCCTGCACGATGGTTGATCTGGCTAGTGCTGCGGTAGCGGTGCAATGCCCGACCCAACGCCGCTGATTCTCGAGCTGTCCAACCAGTACCGCCGCCAGCTATTGGCACGGGAGCGCAGGGCGGCCACGGCCCTTGTCCGATTCTACGGCGCGGGCTGGCAGCGGCTCCAGGGAGACATACGCACCTTACAAAGCGAGATAGACGAACAGCGTGCAGCCGGCGAGGACATCAGCGTTGGCCGACTGTGGCGGCTGGAGCGGATGCAGACCGTTCAGGCCCAGGCCGAGCGCGAGATGGCGGCCTTTGCCGAGTTCGCAGACGGGAGCATCAGCGCCGGGCAGCGGGAGGCCATCAAGGCCGGCCAGCGCGACAGCCACAACCTCGTCCAGGCCGCATTCCCGAGGGACGC